CTATTTTTAAATATTCATTGCCCACCCATGGTAAAACCTTGGGGCTGTACTCCTTTATTATACAAATACACATCTAAATACATGTGATCAAGGTGGCGCCATACTTCCGCAGAAATACAACTGAAACCCCCCGATAACACCATTTTAAACACATATTCATATCCAATAAAAGAAAGCATTTATGAAAACAATACATTCAATCATTCTCCCAATCTGCGTCAAAGTTAACCACTGAGTTAGGCTCCACGCTAGTATTGAAATGATTTGGAGTATTAAGCCCGCGAGGTGCCAAAAACACACCACTAGCAGATTCATACTTGAGATACCACAACCCATTAACAATGACAAACCCTTGGAAATGCAATAACGCATACCTAGTTCGATCATTGTCAACACGTATGTTACCAAAATTAATCCTACTCTGATCATCACGGCTAGATTCATTCATAAATCTTTTGTGACTGGGGGCCTATCCCCCCATCACTACAAATCTCTATTTAACGTCGGAGTGTTTAGCGACACAAGTTGAGCAACTTTATTTTCCAAATTCCTTACGAATTTCCTTTTTGACAGCCTTCTTCACTGCCTTCTTTTCCTGTTTGATCACCTTAGCACCAGAACTTTTAAAAGCTCCAGTAGGCAATCTTGGTCCTTCTTGCACCATTCCATTTTTCTTAGCGCGACCAGCACCTTGAGACTTTTGAGTCCTCTTCGGTGTTGGTGCCTTCTGCATTTTCATGCTTGGAGCTGAGCTTGGAACAGGCGCGCCACCCTGGCGTGCACCTTTCCAACCCTCTGCTGCTCCCAAAACTGGTTTAGCAATTCCTGAAACAAAATCAGCTACCCCATCAGCAATCCCCATGAACCAATCTCCTAGTCCATTATCACTGAATTTACACCCCACTGGCATATGTTTTACTATCTCAGAATAAAACCCCAGTGCCATATAATCTTCACATGGTGACATTTTAGCTAGTACGGCCAAATTACCATCTTGTGAAGAAATGAATCTTTCTATCACCACTGTCCTATTAACTTTAAAGGTTGACTGTGGAGTCAAACCTGAAAACACGGCACCCTTAGAATTCCAAGGTCCCTTAAAGTTATTAGTCCCACAAACAAAATTTTGAGTAATGTCTTGTGAAAATGTTGGTACGAAAGCATTCGATGCAAAATCCAAAGAATTTCCCGCTGTAGGCCACACCAACTCATTTTGCGTATAAATTGACGTTTGCGAATTTGGAAAAGATGGAGGATTATTCATATCATCCATCGTTTGTACACAATACACACCTTTTTCAGCTTCCCACTGCGCAGTGCCCGGTAAGAGCATTGCCTCTGCAATCGTTCTTGGTTTAAGAACATCATATGCAGCAGTTGTCACCCCAACTCGAGTGACTGGAGTAAGAAATTTATCTAAATAAACTTTCTTTCCCAACTCCAAGACATAATATCTTTTCGGCAGATATCTGTCTTCTTTTTTCGGCTCAATGAATTTCATTCTATCTTCCCTCTGTTCCAGAGCTAAAGTTAAAACTTTTTCATCGTGCTGTTCCTCCTCTTCAATAAGTTTCGGTTCTTCAATAAAAATATTTTCTTTGCCATATTTACGAATGACCTCCGGATCTAATGTAACAGTAGTCAAAACAACGTATGTAGCACACTCATCGTTTTTGCTACACGGTTGTTCATATACTAAACAAGATCCACCCCGATACAACTCAGCAGTTGTATTGGCCACTTCGAAAGCCTCAGAAATTTTTCTACACTTTCCTTGCAAGAATGCTCCCTGCAAATTTGTTGGTGCCCCACCACCAACTCCTAATAAACTTGTATTCTTATTACCACCTGAAACGGGCGGTAGTAAAGTTATCTCTGTACCCCCTGTCACTGTTTGGTTCCAGGCCACACAGCTTAAGCCACCCACTTGTAAGAGTGAGTTAGGCGTAACTGTCTGATTAGTTGATATATTCTGATTCTCTACTTGCTGGCCTGCGCCCTGCAAATAAATGTCATTACACAAATAATCATCCACATAAATGTGGAAACCCCAGGTTGAACCTGCAGTGTAGGTACTTGGTATTGCCAAATCATACGACGACTTGATTACCTGCAAAACAGACGGTCCTGTTTGCCTATCTGGGTAACCATTGCACAACAATCTCTCATCATGTTGTGGATCCAATACCGCTATCAACCAATTCATGCCATCCTCTGACATTCCCGTTTTATTCCTGATTCTCTCAAGAGTTCTCGTTGCTCGATCTACCTTGTTCATATTAATTTTGTTCCACCTTACATCCGCCATCAAAATTAATATACGCATCGACTAAAAAAATTAAAAAAGTCAACACACTCAGTCACATTTTCCAAACCTAAATACCAATTAATACAAGAAGTATATCCTGGTACTGCTTTGAAACCATCAATCTTCAAAAAATTTACACATTCATCATTAATATTCGAAAGAACATTAATAAATTCATCCCTAAATCTATTATATACTTGAGCACCGTGTCCGGCACTCATCAACAAAATACTAGCGTATTTACTAATCTCTGCCGCTAGCGGCATATTACCATGTCCATGAATATAACCAAAGCACAACGTACCAAGATTATATTTAGGAATCCAATTATCACCAATCTTTTCAAATGAGAATCCCAAAAATTCCATATCTGAAAGATTATCACTAATAATCACAGGGTCTAATACAAACCCATACAATGCAAAAGTCTCGATAAGCTCAGCCTTAAACGCTTCATCACTTATCTCCAAATCATCC